TAGGAAACCATACCCATTGATAATATCTCTTATCATAATTATCATACATTACAATAGTAGTAATTTCATTATGATGTTCACCGCCTTGTTGCCATTCCATATCCCAATACCATTTACGCATTTTGTATTCTGGCATTTCTGAAATAGTATCAACGGCATATCTAAATGTATAGGGTACATCTGCTTCGTATGTTTGTTTAAACATTTTTCTAGCAGAAAATATATCAAAAGAGTTTTCCACATAAACTTTCTTTAAGCGTTCACCATCTATATTTACCCAATCCCCCCTTTCATATTCAAACTCTCGTTTGATATACTTAGAAGGAGAATATGTTGTTTGTTCCTTTTCGTTTTCCTTTACATAGAAGTAGGGTCTAAATCTTTCCAATTCGAATTTCTTTTCATTATTCTCTCTCCAAGATTTGTATATGTGTTTTCCATCTAAACACCTACTAATTATCATTCAGTTACCCCCTGTAAAGGGGGCTTTAACAACCATTTTATTCGGGCCAACAATCAAAAGAGGAAACTCATCTTTTACATAAAAGTTAAGCAATCCCTGTCCTTTCAAAAACTTATGAAGTGGGCCAGAATACTGTAATGTAGCGGCATCTCCTATTGATTGGGTCGGGTGTAATACTTGCTCATACCTATTGGCTATCCCATTTTCACTGCTAATTTGAAGTGTTGAATGAACATTTACTTCATTATCAGTAGGTAAATAATTCAAAAGATAAACACCGCTTTTAACCAATTCACAGCCACTTACTGCTTCATCGAATAAAGTATCGGGTACTTGAAAAGCCCCTTCAAAATTAGAAGAACCGAATTTCCATAGATTATTGATAACAGGCTCAAAAGCCACACCATCAACCATCTGCTTGATTCTTTCAATAGCGTCAATGTTAGGATGATTAACTGCGGCTGGAATAGAAGCAGATTTATTTCCGCTACTAACTGCCAAAAAGTCAGTATAGTTAAGAGTAACAATACCGTTAAACTTTTTCAAGTAAGGAATAATTGTTGCCGCACTGCCGATGAATGTTCCCTCTTCTATTGTTTCTTCAACAGGTAAAGTTAGAGTCAATCCAAAAGTAGTGTCACCATTCCATAAAGTTAAGGTATCGTTCTCTAATTGCATTAGAACATATTCTCCTAATCTTGAATTAGATAATCCACCATCACCTAAATACATTCCTTTGCCTTGTATATCTTCTAATGCCTTTGTTATTAATTTTGATTCTATTCTAAATTCCATCAGACTTTACCCTCCCTTAATTCGGGAATACCATTCCAAACGATATTAGGGGGAGTACCTTGTCTAACAGTCCAAGTCTTACCTACTAAGTTACCATTAGTACGGCTACCGACTAATTCAGCCAAATAGTGCATTTCACCCTTTACCTTCTTTCTTGAACAATGTATTTCTTGTTCTAATTTACCGCCCCAATCTTTCCAATTAGCAATCATACCAATAGGATTACCGTCTTGATACTTTTCTGTTTCGTGAGTAATATAGACTACATCACAATCAAGAAGGTATATTGAATCCAATAAGTGATAGAAGGTTTTGTTTCTAGCACCGTATTGATATGGCATAACCTTTGTAACTAAAGTCGGGTTAGGATTAATCTTCAAGATACAAGAGTCAAGCCAAGTATCAACGCCGTCAAGAACAAATACAGGTCTTTCGCCTTCTTCAATCTTAGACCTAACATACTTGATAAACATATGCGAATTGTCTTCGCTCTTTTGTATATCAATTACATTGTCTTTATTCATTTCAATAGGACAATACACTTGTATTCTCTCAGTCGCTTCGTGATGTTCACGCCATGTTGATTCAACGCCTTTATCCCAATCTAAAACATAAATTGGTCTATCGGCAAAATCTAAAGCGATACCTGTCTTTCCTGTTTTTGGATGGCCCCAAATACCTAACACTAATCTAGAATTAACCTTCTTTCTTTTATTAGCCATTAGTTCTTGAAACTTATTATTAAACTCTTCTTGTTTCTTTCCAAAATCCATATTACTTGCTGTTCCTTGTTTACTCGTCAAACTCATCGTCTTCACCTAATTCATCTATTTCTATTTCTATTTTATTTCCATGAACCTTAGTCCATTCTTCTATAATCATTTTTAATTCTTCTTTGGAACAGATGTACCTAGCCTCTTTAGAGCCAATGTGCATCTTCAACCAATAAGTACCGTATTCCGTTGCATTTTCTTTCCAAGTCAAAAAGTCAACATTAATCAAATCAATAATGTAACTATTGCCTTTTAGTAGAAACCTACCTTCTAATATTCTATTCATTCTAATTCCTCTTAAATTTAAATAGGGCTTCGCACCCATTTGAGCATCTATTTCTCCACAAGTTTATGCTTACACTTGTATGCCTTCATTTGGAGTTAAACTTCAAAACCAATCAAAATCGGTTTCAACGGGCTGGTTCACTTCAACAGGTGAACCTCTCTTTTCAGTTACATAAAGTCCTGAAACATTAATGGTTACAGGCTCCGGCCCTTCATCTGTAATTCGTTGAGATGTTTTTCCTACAATGATAACAGAAGAACCGATACCAAAGTCTAATTCGATATTAGATGGAACCCAACAAGTAGTCATGTTGTTATCATTATCATAATCAAATTCAGCGTTTAGGTCAGTCACATTCAGAATGCGATTACCGTTCTTTGTTGGCATCATATTCATATTACATACTGTACCGTCTGTAATAATGAAACGCTCATTATTAGGCAAAGTTTGTCTAGTAATGTGCGCTCTATCTATTTCAACAAGTGGTGTCAAATGACTGCCAAAGTTATTAGCAAGACATTCTTCAAAGTCATAACTATCCATATTTCTATAATCAGAATTGTCTGGGTTTAATTCAGCATTTCTAATTAGACTAGCCAATGTGGTTTCAGTCATACCATACAAGTTATTGCCGTCTTCACTTGGTATTGCTACAAAGTGAACAAAATCATAGGTATTAGGAGTAAAGTTAACTCCGCCTTGATTCTTATAGGAGAAATTATATTTCTTCATTTCCCCACCTTCGACACTACCAAAGAATACTCCTGTTCTCCTGAATTGCTCAAGAGGAAGTGGTTTCCCAAAGTTACGGTTTTCACCGCCATTTTGGTATCTTTCGGTACTATCCAAAGGAATAATCCATACTCCATCATCCATTTCTTCGGCAGTAGCAGGTCTTTCGGTTACTGTCTTTTGTTGCATTTCACCCTTGAAATATCGGGTAATTTGCCATCCGGTAGCAGTTTCTTCTGCATTAGCGATAATACCTTCTTGTAAGGCATTATCAGCATCCCTTCTATATTCGTCTTTAGCCTTGTTTCTATTCCAAGACATCATATCCCTTGGTTCTTCAAGACCAACAAAGAACCCGAATACCTTCTTTACAAGTGAATTACTCGCTGTTCCGGTATTTGGCTTATTAGCCCTGCGACTTTGAGCAACATAATTACGCCAAAGTCCCTTTGCTAACGGGTCTGTTGTTTCTATTCCGTTCTCTGAACAAATCTCCTTAAATTTGCTAATTGCATCTTCAAGGCTCATATCAATATATTGCACAGATTTTTCTATTTCGTTTTTCATTTCTTCGTTCATATTTTTCCCTCATTTTTTTTTCTTAAATTAATTGTCCTACCATCCAAGATAGTAATACCTTTGGTGTCATGGTAGTGGAACGCCATTCGCTTTCTCCTATTGTTCTTAGTAGTTTGAATTTTAACAGATTATCTAATCCTTCTGAATTAATTACTGCATCGTGAAGTCCTAAACAAATCTCTTTTACATTACGACCTTCATAAATTATATTATGAAGTTGGTTAAGAGATTCATTCGGTTTTTTATCTAGTATTAGCATTAGTATTTTATTATATTCTTGTAGTGAATTTTCGATTTGCTTTGTTAATGAAAAGCCAGATGATTTTGCGGCTTGTAGTTCCGTAATCGCCCTCCGCATATCACCATTCACAGCATATATAAAGGAGTCTAATTCCTCTTGTGTAAATCGAGTTATTCCTTCTCGTTGAAGAATAGATTGTATTACAGTCATCATTGATTCATTAGACAATGGTTTGAAGTGGTAGTTTGCACACCTACTTTGAAGTGCAAATATAATCTTATTTCTATCATTACAGGTAATAATAAATCTTATATTATTTGCATATCTTTCCATTATGCGCTTTAGTGCATTCTGTGAATCATTTGTCATACCATCCATTTCATCTAGTAACATTATCTTAAAAGGTATATCGCCTATTCCTTTTGATTGTGCCGCATTCTTAATGGTTGTTCTAA